GAAGTCTTGGTCAGTTGTTTGCTCGGAATAGTGAAGCATCGCTCGGAAAGAAAAACAGAAACGCTATCAGTTAAAATTAAAATGCTCCTTTGTGATAAATACTACTATCGCATTAGGAGCATTTTTATGTCACATAGTTTAACACAAGATGATGTTATCAAAAATCTAGAATTACGTCTAGGTGGACAGATGATTGACATCGAATTAGATCCGGAGCATTATAATTACGCTGTAGACCGAGCTTTAAAGCAATATCGCCGTAGAAGCGCAGGGGCGTCCGAAGAAACGTTTATACACCTTGACATAGTGCCTGAGGTCCAGGAATATGTGCTTCCTAGTGAAGTTCAAGAAGTACGTGCTGTTCGCAGACGTAACATCGGCAACACTTCAGTATCAAATACCACAATGGATCCATTCGACTTAGCATTCACTAACGCGTACGTGCTTGGTGCAATGGCAAGTGGTAACGGTGGCGGCATGGCAAGTTTCTATCTCGTGTCAGCATTCCGCGAAACGATGGGCAAATTGTTTGGAGCAGAATTAAACTTCTTTTATGAGAATCGCACCAAGAAATTGACAATCCATCGCCATCTTCGTAATCACGAAAAAGTATTAGTTCATGTATATAACGCCAAACCTGATGAAGCATTGATCAACGATGACTATGCGGGTACGTGGATTGAAGATTATGCTCTTGCTCATTGTAAGATTATGATTGGTGAAGCGCGTGACAAGTTTCAGTCTTTGCCAGGTGCAAGTGGAACGACAATGATGAACGGTTCAGCAATGAAATCGGAAGGATTGGCTGAATTGGAGCGCCTCGAAGAAGAATTGAAAAATTACTCAGAAGGTAACGATCCTCTCGGATTTATAATCGGCTAAAACTCCTTTATATTGATAAATATAGGGCCTTCATTAAATGTGGGTTTAACCACCCACATATCCTTTATACCCCTCTTTTCACGCCTCTCGACATAAATACTTGCATATCAATTGGTATTGATGAACACGAGAGGTAATAATTATGCCAACATTAGTTTCACCAGGTGTAGCAGTTTCAGTAGTCGATGAGTCGTTTTATGGTTCAGCAGGCGGCGGTACTGTACCACTAATCATTCTTGCAACAGCAAGCAATAAAGTACATCCTAGCGGTTTAGGTACTGCAGAAGGGACAATATCTTCCGGTCTACGTTTAGTTACGAGTCAACGTGATTTGATTCAGGCTTACGGTGACCCGAGATTTTACAGCGCAAGTGGTACTCAACTTCATGGTTTAGCAATCAATGAATATGGCTTACTTGCAGCTCATTCTTATCTTGGCACAGCAAACCGTGCATACGTGTTGCGTGCAGACATTGACACTGATCAGCTTCGTGGTAGTTCAGCTACCCCAACTGGTCCAGCAGCAGACGGAACATTCTGGATAGATTCTGCAGAAACAAGTTACGGCATTTATGAGTGGGACACTGCTACTTCAAAATGGGTTCCTGCCTCAACTGTACATACAGATCTTGTAGCAGGCATCGATGAGGACGCTGGTATCCCAAAACCTAGTTTCGGTCAAGTTGGTGATTTTGCAGTTGTACAATTTAATGGTACTGGGTATCTTGGCATTTACAAGAAACTTATACCCTCTGATGGCAATTGGGTATTAGTTGGCCAAACAGTAAGCAACGACTTTCAAGTAGGAACGCACCTTACGATCCCTACACTTAATTCGGTCGGCGCTGCTCTAACACAAGACGATATTTTCTTAAAGAGCACAAGATATAACGGCGGAACACAACTTACTGTGCGTCAATATGATGACGCATCGTCATCTTGGGACAATATTGCAGTCGAGATTGTTGATACCCCAGCCCGTCTGTCAGCACCAGTACTTGGTACTGTAATTGCTGAGTATGACACCACTGGCAAGTTATTTTTCAAACAAAAGCAAACCGAGACATCAGTTGCAACAGCCACAGCTCTTTATATATCATTACCAGGCACAACCCCAGACCCTATATCGCTATCGTTAATTCGTCCTGTAACGGGCGAGGCTTTCTTGCAGACCGGTATTAATACAAATGCAGAACAAGGCGCCGCAGAACTAAGCAGCTTACTTCTTGGAACTGTAGGATTTGAATCAATAGTAGCGTCTGTATTTGAAGGTAAACTTGTATTAACAGATACGTTAGGACTTCCGTTTGAAGTGTTGGTTTGTAACTCAGGTATTGCACCAGGCATATATTCTGCTTGGAACGACATCGCAACGCTTGAGCAAGCAGCAACGCCAACTGGTCGCCCACTTGACGGTACTCTTTGGTTTGACACCAATATTTCTAAATTTGATCTTTTGGTATCAGATGGTACCAATTGGGTCGATCATACAGACGGTATGTTTGTATCGTCAGCACGTCCAACAGCACCTGCTACTAACGATCTATGGTTAGATACTGCAGACATTGACAACTATCCAGCTATTCATCGTTATGATGGTGTTGAGTGGAATCAACTTGATAACACCGATCAAACGTCAACTGATGGTATATTATTTGCTGATATTCGATCGTCTGTTTCTATTCACACAGATGCACCAAGCGCAGCGTTATATCCTGTTGGAATGCTAGCATGGAACATGCGTGCAAGCGGATACAATGTTAAGAGATTTGTACGCGATTATGCCCCTGCCGGTGGCGATACTTGGGTTACAGAGAGTGGACTTCAATCATCAGGTACAATGTACTCTGGTAGCGAAGCAGTTAAAAAAGTAATCGTTCAATCGATGGCATCTGTTATGGCTTCAACTGACGATCTAAGATCTGAAACAGTTGACTTTACGTTGATCGCAGCACCTGGATTTCCAGAGCTAATTGACGAAATGGTAACATTGAACGTTGATCGTAAGGAAACTGCATTCGTAGTTGCTGACACACCATTCACGTTGAAAGCTAAAGGAACAGACATCCAGCGTTGGGGATCTAATGCAGACAATGCAACTGGCAACGGTAAAGATGGTTTGACAACTAACTCTCCGTACGTTGGTGTATACTATCCAAGTGGTTTGGCAACAAACACAAATGGAGCAGAAGTTGTAGTCCCTGCATCACACATGGCGCTTCGAACAATTTCTTATAATGATACTGTAGCGTATCCTTGGTTTGCACCAGCTGGTTCAAACCGTGGTTTGATTTCTAACGCATCAAGTGTTGGTTATTTGGACGAGAACAGCGAATATGTACCTGTATCGTTGAACGAAGGTTTGCGTGACGTGTTGTATTCTCAGCGAATCAACCCGATGACGTTTATGCCTGGTGTTGGTCTTGTTGTTTACGGACAAAAGACTTTGAATCCTGGTGCATCAGCTATGGATCGTGTAAACGTGGCACGTTTGGTTAACTACCTACGAGATCGTTTTGAAGCGATGTCTAAGCCGTTCTTGTTCGAGCCCAACGATCAGCGTACTCGTGATAATGTTATTACAATGTTTAATAACTTTATGGGCGATATCGCTTCTAAGCGTGGACTGTATGACTTCTTGGTAGTTTGTGATACCACTAACAATACACCTGCTCGAATCGACAGAAACGAATTGTGGATTGATGTAGCGATCCAGCCTATGAAAGCTGTTGAATTCATTTATATCCCAGTACGTATCAAGAATACTGGCGAAGCAATGATTTAATAAGCAACATTGTCAAATAAAAGAGGCTTCGGCCTCTTTTTTGTTGTTTAAAGATAAATATGTAATATAATACTTTATAGACTATATTACGAGGTCGATCTATGATTCAATGTAAAATATGCAACCGAGAATTTAAGAGTCAAATAACCAATTCCCACCTTAAAACACACGATACTAACACGTCAGAATATCGCTTACAGTTCGGAGATGATAGTTTATCGTCTGTAGAATATCGCGCGGCGAAAAGCAGAAGTATGACAGGGACAAACAATCCTTCATTTGGTCAACGTAGACAGTGGACAGCTGAACAAAAGGAAAAGCTAAAAGGCCGAATTCCTCACAATAAAGGTGTACAGATGTCTGATTCTCAAAAAACCAAATTACGAGATGCTGCTGTGTCTCGTAATGACCACTGGCGTCAGACAGACACACATCCTTTAAAGGGGCGCCAAGTTAGTGATGAAACTAAACTAAAAATATCTCAATCAATCAGCGATTATGCAGCTAAGAATCCAGAACAGATGCAATCACGTACTGCAAAAGCTATTCAAACTAAAATAGATAGAGGGTACGACTTTGCACCATTTAAAGGACGTACACATTCGCAAGAAACAAAAGACAAGATTATAGAAAGTACTAAACAGTACAGAGCAGCTCGTAAGACTCAGACACTAGATGCCGTTAAGTTGCAAATTTCTGAAATGGGATTGATGTTATTAAACGATATCGATGAGCATTTTTTGTCCTTACGGTGCACGTCATGCGGGTATGAGTTTTCAAGAACCAAACAGATATTTAAAGATTCCAAGCGTGGCGTGACGAGAGACGTTTGTGACGTTTGTTATCCAAAGGATAATTCGCGGAGTGCTGCGGAAATAGAATTGTATGAGTATATTGTCGCTAGAGGAATTGTTGCAGAGTCAGGAAACCGTAGTGTAATCGGTCCTTTGGAATTGGACATATATATTCCGTCTAAAAATATTGCTATTGAATATTGCGGACTTTATTGGCACGGGGAGCTTAACGGAAAAGACCGTTTGTATCATTTGCGAAAATTGGAATTGTGTGCTAAAGCTGGGATAAGATTAATTACGGTATTCGAGGATGAATGGATTAATACTCCGAAAATCGTATTGAGCCGCCTTGATACGATACTAGGACTTCACACTCAAAGTATATATGCACGCAAGTGTGAAGTTCGTGAAATATCACCAAAGGACGCAAATGAATTTTTAAATGTTAATCACCTTCAAGGTTCAGGGCGTAGTAATATGCGATTTGGGTTGTTTAGTGCAAATACATTAGTCTCAGTTATGACATTCAGTAAATCTAATATATCAAAAAAAGTAAATGAATGGGAGATTGATAGATTTGCTAGTCGAATTGGTAATACTGTAATTGGTGGCGCAAGCAAATTATTTGCGGCATTCGTTCGCACTGAACAACCAAACACTGTAGTAACATTTGCCGATAGAAGATGGTCAGACGAGACTGCATTTTATGATAAGTTAGGTTTTGTTTTGGATAGTGTATCACCACCGTCTTATTGGTATATAACTGGAATGAAAAGACTGCATAGATATTCATTACGAAAGAACGTAACTGATGATCAAACGAAGACTGAGTGGGAAAATAGACAGTTGCAAGGATATGATAGAATATGGGATTGTGGACATTTCAAATACCAATTTAAAATTGACACGAAATCTGATAAATAGTTACATGGATGTTATTATTAGAGGAGTCTCACATGACATATAATTCACAAAAATTTGGTATCCAGAGTGCTGGTACTACTGGTATTATTCAACCAAAGTTAAAATATAAGTTTAAGGTCGAGTTCGTTTTTCCGGACATGGAAAGCCGTGTTCTGACAAGAGACGTGATTTCAGTTGATCGTCCGACCTTGGCGTTTGCTGAAGGAACCGTTCATAGCTACAATTCTATTGCGTACTATGCTCAAAAGCCAGAGTGGGCTGCTATTAACATGTCACTTCGTGACGGTATAGATAACGCATCATCTAAGATTGTTCAAGCACAAATGCAGCGTCAGATGAACCACATGAATCAAGAATCAGCACAAGCTGGTAACGATTATAAGTTTACTACTAAGATCATGATGTTAGACGGTGGACAAGCTGGACAAACTGGCGAAACAGCATTTGAGACATGGACATTGAGCGGTTGTTTCTTTACATCATTCAACTTCACTCAGCTGGATTATTCTTCAAGTGATGCAGTTCAGATTGATTTGGCAATGCGTTATGATTATGCTGAGCAAGAATTTATGGATATCTCGAATATTAGCATGTTGGAGTAATAACTGGTGCCAACATCAAAAACACCTAGAATTGTAGGCACTGCTATAGCTAAAACAGACAACTCGACTGAAGAACCAGTCGTTGGCAGAGCTCACGGTTCTAGTTTAGCTAAAGTCGCCCGCAAGACTGCACCAGCTGAACTCGAGCCGCCGCAATTTACTTCTGCTACAACGAAACAAAAAAACGCGGCAGCAACACAAAAAGCTGAAAACCCGTATGGGCAATTTCTCGGTGCTAGATATGCTGCTAAGTTGTTGGCCCCAGGATTGTCTGCAAGTTCGGGAAATAATTCGAGAGCAACGGTACCTTTAGCTAAGCGGCAGTTTTTTGCCAGATTTGTATTTGAAACATCAGAAGTCGCGAATCGTATTAGAGATGAGTTGAAGTTTGAACACATGGGCAATATGGACGAGCAAGACGCCTCGATCTATGTTAAAATTAAATCAATTGATGCACCGTCATTCAAAATATCAACAGAGACGCTGTCTGCGTATAATAAGCCAAGAACTTTTGTTAAGAAAGTCGAGCTCGATCCTACTAATGTAACATTCCTTGATAGTGTGGACCAATCGACTCGTAACTTTTGGCGTGTAATATATTCTTACTATTTCTCGAATGGTAATGACGTCAATCAGAATAGTAGAATTAATGAAGTATGGCGCGATTCAACGTTGCCAGGATATCACCACGCTGCAGATCTCAATTTGCAACGTTTTGGTTATAATTTAAGAAATAAGATAAGCACAGCAGGTCTGTTCTCGCGAATAGAAGTGTACACGATACATGCGGGATATTGTCATCGAGTTGATATGATGAATCCTACAATCATGTCAATGGCTCACGGCAATTTCGATCTCGAGAGTACTGACATGGCTGAGCTTACTATGCAATTTCAGTGTGACAACGCAGTTTATGGCAAGGATGCTATCCGGATCTCAGATACGATCGGTAGCGTTTTCAATCCATTGAATGAAGGGATGGGAGCAGGCGGGGATGCTTCTGGCAGGGAAGCCACTGCTACGCAGTTTGCATCGTTTTTACGAGGTATAACACCACATGAGTACGCTTATGCTGACGATCATCCAGGAATATCAGGAACTAATCCAATTAGTGCTGCAGGTGGTCCGTTAGTTGAAACGTCTTCAGATGAAGATGCATCTCCTGGGTTCTGGGGCGGTCTGGATTTTGGAGCTGCACTATCAAACGTCTATAATGACGCTAAAGATTATATTGGTGACAATTGGCAAGATATTGCACAGGATACTATTGAAGATGGTCTTCATAGATTCACAGCATTAACAGACACAGATATTGACAACATTAACGTATCACAATTATTCAACGGAGACGCGGAAGATGCAGCTCGTTTATTAGAACGAGGAATTCTTGTTGGTGGTAGTGAAATTATCGGACTACCGTCAGGTAATGCAAACCCGACCGGTGCTACTGTAGTTGATGGTGTAATGCGAAGAGGTGGTCGGTCAATATCTAACAGTTTCGTTGAAGGCATCTTCGGCATCAAGAAATAAGGAATTATAATGACAAGCAACGCAACAAGAAGCATCAAGACGTTTGGCAAAATAAAGTCGGCTGCTGTTACACCTACAAACCAAAATGCTTCAACATACGGTACCCACCCAATTTCTATAAATCCTGCGGAGTTTGATATTGCCCGAGGGGTATTTCAAAAGTCTGGTAATCTATCAGAAGATGCTGTTAATGCGTATGCAACTTTGCTAGTAGAAGCATCTGTTAGAAAAGGTGTACCATTGCTAGATCTCGTTAATCAAGTATCATCGACAACTGTTGGTTTTACTCGAGAAGGGTTGTCATTAATCAATTATCTCAGACCTGTCGGGAGCAAGGTTGGAGTTCGTCATAACGACAACGCCCTTACTGTAGACTTTATTTTGAGAAACATAATCCCATAAATACCTTATATGGGTAAATTCAAACAAGGCGCATTCACACCACGAAATCCTGACAAGTGCATGAACAAATCAGCACCTCGATATCGCTCGTCTTGGGAATTGGTGTTCATGCAAATGTGTGACAATCATCCACATATTGTTCAATGGGGCAGTGAAGTGGTAAAAATTCCTTATGTTAATCCACTTACAGGAAAAGGTACTGTGTACGTTCCGGATTTTATTATAGTATACTTGGACAAGAATGGCAAGAATCATGCAGAATTGATCGAGGTTAAACCCAAAGCGCAGACAATGGCTGAACATGCAAAGTCTAAAAAAGACATGCTGCATGCAGCTGTAAATAAAGCGAAGTGGTTAGCTGCATACGCATGGTCTCAGAAAAAAGGATTAAAATTCCGAATTATCACAGAAGATGAGATTTTTATGAAACCTCCTAGAAAGACCAAACCCAAATTAAAACCGAGAAGGCCAAAACGATGACACGCAAATTAGAAGAAGAATTTAATTTAGTTTCCCTTAGAGAAGCAATGAACGAAGCAAATGAAATAATTGACAATGACGATTCTACTCCAGAAGACCTAGAACGAGCATTGGTAAATGCAACGTCAGTAAATCAAGCAATAGCACCATTAATTGACTTATCAGACACTGATAAAAAGTTAGACGATTATGCCACCCAAGCGATGGATGCGTTTAAGGAATTGATGACGACCGTCACAATCGACCCTGAATTTGCAGACCAGGTTTTAACGGGGGCATCACAACTGATGAAGAATGCTATTACAGCTCAAACAGCCCGAGCAACAACTCGCCTTCGTGCAGTTGAAGTAGAACTAAAACGCCTAAAATTTGAAGCTGATATGAGAAAAGAGAGTCCACCTCAAGAAAAAGAGGTTGATATTAGCTTTATCGATAGAAATGAGCTTCATCGCCGTCTAAGTCAGAAATAATAATGGCTTTACTGATAAATAACACTATGTACGGGAGACTTATATGAAAAGTTTAAAACAGTATTTGGCAGAGGCCGAAAAGCAGTATGAATACAAAATCAAGATTGCGATTCCCGCAATTGATGATGACCAGTTAGATGCAATCGAGCAAATTCTTGCACGATTCGATTTGGTTAGTATGTCTGCTCCCAAGAAGACAGTATTCCAAAGTCGCCCAATGGACTTTGACGAGACGGTCAAGGGCGAGATTAATATCATAACGGCAAAGACAAGATTACCTATTAGCACAGAGACAGTACGTGATCACATTGCACGTAAGACAGGAGTTTCTATCAATTACGTTCAAGTTCGTGGCGAGAATGATCCGCTAGAAGAACTTATCGATATGGACGTTCTTGATGTAAAGGTTGGACTGAGTGACGGCAAGGACGCCTTATTGAATACAGAAGATAAAGCATCTTCATTTGATACCAAAACAGTTTACGGTTCTGAATACAATGACAAATTAGTAAAAGATGAAATTAGCAAGAGGGATTCAAAATGAAAAGACGTATGGATGAAGAGCTAGGCGAACTTGCCCCAGGCGGATTATTTGCATCAGCACTCCGTGATCATGCCAAAGTTAATGGCGGAATCGACAGAATCGCTTTTATGGAATTAGCAGACTTGGTTGATTCAGGCGTAAAAGCTGAGACGATCGAATCTGAAATTATGAGCATGTCTGCTTATCCACAAGAAACTGTTGTTAGTATAATGTACGAAGCTGACCCAGATTATGCAGCTCGTGTATTTGCCGCAGAGACTGAAATGGCTGGTGGCATGGACATGGATGACGAATTTGCAGATGACGAATTTGCAGATGACGAATTTGATGTTGAACCTGAATTTGACGAATTTGCAGATGACGAATTTGCAGATGACGAATTTGATGTTGAACCTGAATTTGATGAATTTGGTGCAGATGACGAATTTGCTGATGAAGAGTATAGTCTCGATGATGAATTTGACGTTGATGACGAATTCGTTGTAGACGAAGGTAGAGGTAGTGGTAGTAATTCTATGCAGCGAGCAGGTGCACGTGCATCAGCAAACATCGCAGCAGCAAGACGCAAAAGAGACCTCGAACAAGACATGCCAGATTTGATAGATGGCGAGATAGTCTCAGGCGAAATCGAAACCGACTATGATCCTGACTATGACGACTATAGCGAAATGGATGAATCTATTGACGACTTCGATACTGAAAATGATTGGTATGACGATAATGAGCCTGCAACCAATATCTGCACAGATTGTGATGGTGCTGGATGTGAAATGTGTGATCATACTGGCGAAATATTCGAATCGCGATCTGTTATAGACGAATCGTCAGAGTGTTGTGTATTGTGCGACGGAACCGGGATAGACGAACTGGGTCATCAGTGTAGTGACTGTATGGGATCAGGTGAATCGTTATCAGAGCAGACTCAGTTGTATGATCGAGAAGATTGGGCACCAGCCAATGCACAGACAAAGAAAACTGCAAGCCAAGGCAACGCTGAATATAAAGCATTATTAGCGAAGTGGCAAGCATTTAGAGGATAACACCGAATGGCAGGTTTCGGAACCGATACTTCGTTAACGAAAAAGCCACATACGAAAGTATCCTACACAGAAGACCAGATAAACGAATTGCAGAAATGTATGCATGAAGTTACTGGTCCTTCATATTTTATGACAACGTTTATGTACATTCAGCATCCAACTAAAGGTCGCATGCTGTTTGACCCTTTTGAGTATCAGAAGGGATTGATCACGTCATATCATACGTGTAGATTTAGTATCAATATGTGTGGTCGCCAGATGGGAAAAACAACGGTAGCTGCCGGCTATTTGTTATGGTATGCTATGTTTGTTCCTGACAGCACGATCTTGATTGCTGCACACAAAGGTAGCGGTGCGTTGGAAATCATGCAGCGAATTCGTTTTGCTTATGAGTGTGCACCAGACCACATACGCTGCGGTATTGTGAGCTATAATAAAGGCTCGATTGAATTTGATAACGGATCACGAATTGTATCTCAAGCAACCACTGAGAATACTGGTCGTGGTCTTTCTATATCATTATTGTACTGTGACGAATTTGCATTTGTACGTTCAACTATTGCAAAAGAATTTTGGACGTCAATCTCCCCTACATTAGCGACAGGTGGTAAAGCTATTATCACATCCACGCCAAACAGTGACGAAGATCAATTCGCACTATTGTGGGCTGGTGCAAATAAGAAGTTTGATGAGCATGGCAATGCAACAGAAGTTGGTATAAACGGATTTAATCCTTTCTTGGCATTATGGCACGAACATCCTGAAAGAGATGAGCAGTGGGCAAAAGAAGAAATAGGCCGAGTCGGTGAAGAACGATTTAAACGAGAACACTTATGCGTGGCAGGTAAGTCGATGGTCGAAATTGAGTATCCAGACGGAACTACTGAGTTTATATCAATCAGTAATTTGAGTAAATTATTAAAGGCATGGAATGAAACTATTTGAGTTGGTATCAAGCATGCCTCATCCATCTGACACGTTAGGAATTGAACGTGGCGAAATGCCTCAGATCGAGAAAGATGATTATCCGGAACTGATTAAGTATATGAAGTCTCATGACGTCAATTGGAAAAAGAATACAATAAGTGCTCGAGAGTTAAAACCTATTCAAAAAGATTTTACATTAGACGGAATGATGAAAGCAGTTCGAAAAGCTAAAATAGTAAAACCGTTATTAGCTACATCGGATAATTATATAATAGATGGTCATCATAGATGGTTAGCCACTATGAGTATTGATTCAACTGATACTATGGACGTTATTCAATTCGATGCACCGGCTAACGTTGTAATGGAGCTAATAAACAAGTTTCCAAAAACCACATATAAAGAGATTTATTAATGAACGAAACTTATCATAAAAATAATATAGGGTTGAAGATAATGACTCCAGACGGTTTCTCTGATTTTGAAGGAGTTGTTGATAAAGGATTGGCTCATACTATAAGTATTCATACTGATACTAACCACGTGTCGGTAACCCCTGAGCATCAAATATGGACTGACCGTGGTAAAGTGAAAGCAGAAGATTTGTGCAATAAAGATATGTTATGGACTGACACCGGCCTACAATCTGTCCGCTTCATCACAGATCACTTGTATAAAGAACGTGTGTATGATATATTCGGTGTTAAAAAATCTAACAGATTTTTGGCAGATGGAATTGTCGTGTCTAACTGTGAGTTTGTGATATATGACGAGACGTTAATCAATGCATTGAAGATATTAAAATTGGAAGCGTCTGAACCTATGTTTAAGACTGGACAGGTGCGTTGGTACAAAAAACCGAAGAAAGGTAACGTGTATATTGTAACACTCGATCCTAGTTTAGGCACAGGCGGTGATAATGCCGCAATTGAAGTATTCGAGTATCCGTCACAGGAACAAGTCGCTGAATGGTGTCATAACAAAACACCTATACACGGACAGATTCATTTGTTACGTGAAATATTAAAACAAATAGGAGACGAAATTGGATATACTGATTTGTCTCCAGATCCGGAATTATTTTGGTCAGTTGAAAACAATTCGATCGGCGAAGCGTGTTTGATTGTTATTGAAGATACAGGCGAGGAAACATTTAAAGGGGAATTTGTTAGTGAGCCTAAGAAAAGTGGTGCAGGTTCAAGACGTTCAAGAAAAGGATTTACTACCACAAATAAATCAAAATTGCTCGCTTGTAGTTTGTTGAAGACGGCAATTGAATCGGACAATATGAAAATAAGAAGTAGACCGTTAATATCTGAACTAAAAAACTTTGTAGCAATTGGTAATAGTTATGCTGCAAAAATTGGTGAAAAGGATGATTTGGTATCAGCAGCATTGTTAAACGTGCGAGTAGCAGATCAAGTGAAGCGTCACAATGAAAAGGTGATGGGTGTTATGAATCAAGGCATTGAAGGATTTCTGGAAGACTGGCAACTTCCAATGCCAATGACTTTCTTGTAGGATTTAATAAATAGAGACATGAATACTAAAACTATAACAAATGAGCTTTTTAAAATCCTTAAAGGATTTGGATATAAGATCCGTTTATTTAAAGATGACGGAACAACTACTATCGCATCTGAAGAAGCAACACGATTCTTTGTTGACAACTTACGGGTGATGATAACTGCAGACCGAGCAGAAGATAAGATAAGAATTGGTACGAGCAATACGACCAAAGTTGATGAACTTAAACCGTTAATCAACACTATTCGATCTTTGTCCGTCAAAGCAGGTGTTGATTTTGAAATTCGCCAGTTCGGGAAATCGCTCACACCGAAAGATTTCGCTCACCAAACAGTTGCGGAAGCATTTTCACCAATGTCAGGAACCCTGAAGCGATCGTATCAGAGTAATGCACCACGAGCCAGAATCAAAGTAGTTCACGAGAAAGCAGTTGACGAAGAGAAGCGTGGCGCACGAAGCAGAAACATCAAGAGTATTTTCATCGAGACGGCTTCAGGCGAACGATTTGCGATGCCTACCAATTCAATCCATGGTGCTCGTGCGATGTGTAATCATATATCACTAGAAGGTTCGATGTATGACGACATTGGTAAGCAAATTGTAGAAGTTTGCAGCGAGTTGCCAACTCTCAAAAAGACAAGACACTTTGCCAAGCAAAACGGAATGTCTGAACAAATGATTAGTATGATAGAATCGCGCATGAAGTATGCTAATAGTACGTTGCGCAGCATGCAATCGCCTCGCGGTTACATGAAGACAAAAGATATTATAAAGACGTTACCAGCCGAATGCTCCAACTGTAATAACATTACGGAAGAGTTCGGTAAATTAGAACAAACCACAGAACTCGAGGAGATGGTTACAATGGTCAAAAGAATAAGAGCACTAGAAGATTCAAAAAAGGCTTACGGCGATGACGCGCTAAGTGAAAAGAAAGACAAAGGTCCTTCAGCAGACATGATGACATTAGCTCAACAAGCTGAATTCACCCCAATGTCCAAGAACCAGCGAGACTATACAGCGGCAACGTTGAAGTTTACAGATGCGAGAGCTGAAGTGGCGTACAAGTTAAGCGAATTGAATGCTCGAGTTAAAGATACGTATTTGAGCGATTATCTAGGTACATTGGCATATAAACTATCATCTGATGCAAACGTAACTACAGACGAAGTAAAAATTGTCAGTGCATTGTTAAAGCGTGCTAAAGAGCAAAATGCATTTGGAATGGATCACTTACCGCAAGAAGAACCTGAACAGTTTGATGATGAATCATTTCCGGATGAAGCTGAACTTCCAGAATCGAAAGTTTTCGAAGGTACCATAAAGGCAGCAGCCGGATACCGAGTGAGAGGAACGGGTCGATTGGATACAGTATTAAAGCGAGCAGTTAAGGCTGGTATATTAGAATCATCGTATGTGATACCAGTTAAGGGAAAGTTGATTGAATCAATGAACAATCCTAACAAGGTTACGTTGCGTGATGTTGTTAAAGTTCGAGGTACATTTGACTCAAAAAAGCTCGATGAGGCTGTATCATTAAATCGTTCAGCGATTAGATCAGCCTCTGATACAATTTTTGGAAATAATGATGGTAAGACGTCTATATGGCGCAAGATAGCAGACGCTTTGTTTATTCGTGCAAAAGCGCTGCGTATGGGTACGCGTCAAGGATTTGAATTATTATTCGATGCTGGACTAGATTCTGAACAGACTAATGAAATTCGCAGAATGGCACATCGAGTTATTGGTGGTGCTTTGAAGCAGAAAGGTATTGACGCTCGAAAAGATCGCGGAACATTTATCGGATGGACTCTTCCACTTGATTTTAATCTGGACAAAGAGGAACTCGTAAAGCTACAGAAAGAGATGGAATCAAACTTGTCATTCAAGTTCGGGGATGTTGAGGAATCAGTAGACGTTCGTGGACATGAAGTGTCAGACGAACAGACCGCTCATGAATTTGAACGTAAGTATAAATCGACAACTAAGCCAACGAAACTATCACGCAATAAACCTAAAGCATTTGATGAAGCAGCTGATGACGCAAATAAGGAACGATAGCGAGTGTAACCTACCGGATGGTCTATCCGCAACAGATGATTAAATAATAGAGAATAACCAGTTGACTTTGAAAAAAGTCACTGTAAACTATACTAAAGTGGATAGAGAATATCCACTCGAGTATGAACGGCATCGAATGATGTCGAGATACCATCGTTATGTCTGAATAATTTGGACATAATAGTCGATTTACAATGCATGAAGCGTTGAATCGTCCATGAAACCTTAGGAGAACTAAACCATGGCAACACTAGCAGAACTACGCGCAAAACTACAAGCACAAGACACCTCGCAAAACAGCAAATCCAATACAAAATCAGCAGACTTAACATATCGCTTTTGGGACAATGACAAAGACACTACAAGTGTGTTAAGATTCTTGCCTGACGGTGATACGTCAAATGATTTTTTCTGGGTAGAACGTCAAATGATTAACATGACCTTTCCAGGTGTAAAGGGTGGCAATCAATCCAAAGAAGTATTCCTTCAAGTTCCTTGTGTGGAAATGTGGGAAG